ACTGCGCAATTATGTCCGCCTTTCGGTCGGAAAATTTACTGCCGCCTGTCGCAATACCGCAGAAGCCGGCCGTACGCCACGACTGCGCATCGATTTCAGCCTCGGCTAGAACCGCTACTTTGGCGCTATCAGCATAAACGGTGTCTATTCCGTAGATTAATTCACGGATCGGCCAGCCGCCTTTTGCGTACCAAAACGCTTTATTGCGAGTCGATCGATATTTCACGTTTGCCATGCTTTTATCAGGCAGCCGCCACGGTATCACCACCGTTTGTCCGACCAATCCTACGCCTGCTTTGCGCTGGACCTCTTCGCTTATGCCGCGATTGGTTAAGTAAGCGTTCGGGCCGATTTTAACGTCGTCCATAAGCGCCTCGTTTAACGGAAGTCTAGTCTCAACGATTTTTAAACGTGGAATGCGGAGTTTTAGACGTGTTTCACCTTCGCCAGTACCGTAGGTCTCGGCGAGATAATAAGCTGTTTCTTCCTCGGTTTCTTCACGCAGAAACGCTAGTAATTTAATGAAACCGCCGCGTTCGCCTGTTCCGCTATCTCCGAAATACCCGGCTTTTGCGGTCGGAGTGTCTTCGTAGTACACGTAAAAACTAGGAGTCCGATCGTCGCGAAAAGGGCTTGCCGCCGTTAAACGGTCCGCGTGCCACGTAGGTCGATCCCATTCGAATCGCTCTAATTCTTCGCGTATGTCGACGTCTGTCAGGACGCCATTAATCGTAATAATCGGCATGTATATACGGCTCCTTTCGTTATATTACACTATTCTCATCGACATTGTAGTCGATATTTGTCGAAAATATTCAGAATTATCTAGTGCAATTCATGGTAAGGATTCCAGTTTTTAGAACCCGAAAGCCGCTAAATCCGTTTCCTCAGCCGCTACTTGCTTAATTAGGCCGACTTGCGGCAAATAAACGATCTCGACGACCTCATCTTCTCCCCCATCGCGTCCCTTATTTACGCCAATCAATCCGCGACCCTCTCTTGCGTTTGTATCAACCGGAATTAATACCGCAGCATCTTCTAGTAAGGACGATGTTTTCTTGACGTCTTTGCGTTTCGGCAACTTGATCTCACGGTTACCGGCTTCGTCCTCAGTCGCGTCATCTTCTCCAGCTTGCGTAATAGCGAAAATGACAACGTCCATTGTTCCGGCTAAACGGCGCATCTTTTTAGACGTATCGGCAGCTGCGCCACCTGTCGTTTTATTCGAGTTCGATTCGTAGTCAAGGTAGTAGAACGGATCGATCATAACCACGTCTGCACTCGTTTGTTCAATGTCCGCTTTGAGGTCTTTCAGCGAACGAGAATCGAAGTCTTTGTCATCTACAGCACGTACCGTAATAGAACCGGCTATTAACGTATTTAACGTCGCGATAAATTCCATAAAGCCCGCTTCGAACTCTTCCGATAACTTGCCCTGGCGGACGTCTCTCGAATCAAATCCGGCCTCCATTTGTTGACCGTCGATTTCGGTTAAAGCAACGCCTTGATCTCCCGAAAGTGATACGTAGATACGTACGAGTACCTCGAACCAGCCCATCTCCATCGACCAAATAAGTACGTTAGCGCCTTGAACTGCGCAATTAATCGATTCTTCAAGCGTGATCGCCGACTTGCCGCGTCCTGGCTTTCCGTACACGACGTACATGTTCGAACTTACATAGCCGCCGATCGCCTTATTGAGCGCTGGAAACTTGCTGTTCCATATGCGGAAAGACTCGCCGGCCTTGCGCTTTTCGTACTCAGCTCGGAACTTATCTACGTCTGTCACGACGTTTGTTCCCACTGTTTTACGAACACTTGTTCTTATTGTACTCCGTTCGGCGACGGTTTTCAACCAATCAAAAAATTCCTGCGGATTACCTCCGTCCTGTGCGCGGTTGAATCGTTGAATAAATTCCGAATCGGCTTTTTTGACTCCGTTGGCGTCATACTTATCGTTGAATATTTCGGTAAAGTCGTTTAGCGTAGCCGTTTCCTTTGCCTTCTGCGCTAGGTATTCAAACGGCGCGTCGATACTAAATTCCGGCTGGAATGTCGGTACTTCTGTCGCTACCATCTCAACGGTAGGCGCTTGGTTGCCGTTCTTTTCCGCATAGGCGCTGATATATTCGAAGGCTGCCCGTTCTCCGTCCGTTTGGAAATCCTTACGCGTTAGGCCGTATCGCAATAAAGCCGATGGGTCGTTTGCTTCGATTACTTTCGATAAAAGGCTAGTCCCGAAGCTCATTGGCGATCAGCTCCTTTCTAATAGTTTAATCTCTCGACGTCTTCAAGAATTTTGTGCAACGCGTCCTTCTCGCTAATCGTCGGGCTATCTTCTACCATTGCGTCCCACTTATCCCACGCCTCTGTCGCATCTTTCTCGAATGCTTCACGCTCGGCCATCTTAGTCACGCGAACATATTCCGGTGTACCGAATGTTAGATGACCAATTTTCACGACTGTTCAACGCCTTTCAGTTTCGTCATAGTTTCGTCCATCTTTGCCTTAAACGCTAAGTCACCCGTCTTGTCATACTGCGCCTTGTTCCAGTTGTAAATGTCGAGTAGGTTGTCGGTTTGTGCCGCAGCCTCTTTACGTTCCTGCTTACGCTTCTCCGCTTCAATCGCGCTGTGCTGTTCCGGTGTCTTCGGCTGTTCTTTTGCCGCCATATTAGCCGCCTCCGTTTCGTAGTTTATTAGATAAACGGTACTTCTAGCCGGCGGATAGTCTTCGAGGTTGAAGTCCGCCAAGTAGTCCTCCGCAACAAGTGCGTTAGCTAATAACGTCATGTCCGCCTCGAACGCTTCGAGCCATTCGCCATTGATCGCGTCGTATAAGTCGTATTCAATAAAGTTAAAGACGGCCTCTTTTGACGTTTCCTCGATATAGCGAGCGCAGTCAATATAAAAGACGCGTCCTTCGTAGCCGCCAACCGAAACTAGGTCGCCAGTTTTATAGGCCGGCGTATGGTCCGCATATTCAAGCGCATCTAGCTTATCGAAAATGGCGAGTTTGGCTGCACCTTCTCCGTTAGCCAACGAATCCGCAACGAGTAGGTCACGTAAGTATTGAATTTCCGTCAATGATAATCCGCTCATTTACAGTCGCCTCCTTTTTGATCCGCCCGCGAAGACGATTTCTCTACATTGGTCGGCGATCCGGTCCGCCAATCGCGCTTCCCCGAATACTTCCGGAAGATCCGCCAGTTTTATATTCGACGTATAAACAGTCGGCATACGGTTCGTCACGCGGTGATTGATTACGGTATGCAAGTCTCCACGAAATCCGTCCGTCACTTCTCGTACGCCTATATCGTCCAGGACGGCGAAAGGCGCCTGTTTTGCCGCTTCTAGCGCCGCGTAATAACGTTTTGCTGCCGGTTCTGCGATCGCGTCGGGTACTCGCGGTCTATTAAACTCGTTGTATTCGTTTTGCCACGCATTAACATCGAGGAAATAAGCCGGACGCTGGTCGGGTTGTACGCCGCGCTTTAGTGAGCCGATGTAATGGACCGTTAGATATTCGTTTAGAAGAGCCGCCGCCGTCGTAGTTTTGCCGGTTCCTGATTTCGCGCTATATGAATACAGCGATTTAATGCGGTCGGCTTCGGTGTCAAATTGGCGCTCAAACGTCTGTGCGTAAGCATCGGCCGCCTTATACGCTCCTGGCTGATCAGCGCGTGCTGGCGAGTTAGTCAGCGTCACTAGGCGATAGTCTTCTGCCAAGCCAGCCGCCCCTGACCGACCACCTCCGCCATCTAAGCCGTGCAAGCCGAGGTATAGTTCGCAGTGTTTCGTACAATTAACGCCGCCGGCTTGGGCGCATTTACTTGCGAGTAGGCACCGTGATTCATTCGTCATTCATAGCCGCCTCCTTTCGGTCAATTCGTTTACGTAAGGTTCGTTCTTTCTTCGTGCGCATCTTTTTATCGTCGCCTTTAACGCGTTGTTCATTGAAGTTCGCCTTCCATCCGCCGCCTGTATAATAGTAATCGACACCGCCATAGCTTTTTCTTCCGCCTGTTTTAAGCCATCGATGAAGCGTCAATCAAGCGCCTCCCTTCGCTTTATTTTTCTACGATGTTAATAACATGCGCCTTATCGCTACCGCGTTCAACTAGAACGTACACGATAGCTTCATCTCCTTCTATTACTCTCAGAGTCCCGTCCTTGTAATCTAGGTCGGTTTCTATTCTCGTAGGATCAAAGTTCATTCGCCCTCACCCGCTCCCGTATCGTCAATCGTTTTCGGATCAGTTGCGAGGAAGCCATGAAGACTAGCTTGGTCTAAGTGGGCGTAAATCCACGGATGCTCACCATAAACTCTATCGTTCTCAATACGTTGTACTGTAAACTCCAGTCTGTATCCGGCCCAATTCGCAGATTCAACAACGTCACCCACACGAACTTCTGTCGGCTGCGGGACGTTGAGGTACTCCGACGGCACTTCGAGTCTTAGCGCACGTCTTAGCGCAATAGCCTTACCGATGTGTGCGTTGAAACAGTCGTCAGGAGCGCATTTGGCGATTCCTCTACGAAGAATCCTGCCGTCTACCCACGACTTTCCTAAAGCTACAACGGTTCTCTTTGCGGCATTTACGATAAAATCAGCCTTAGATACGAAGTGTCTTCTGACCAAATCTTCCACGTCCTCTTTCGCTTTAGCAACGATCTCATCCCGTTTCTGCTGATCGGGCTTCGGCGCCTCAATTTCCGCATCAAAACTTCCTTGATCGTAGGTGTTCTTATACGACCGTGTTCTCAGCGCCTTCATTGCGTCCTCTACTAGCGCAACTAATTCGTCATAGTTCATTTCGTATAGGGTCGGTGCGGGCGCATGTTCTCCGACGAAGACTACGTATTCGTGGTGCTGCAATCTCATCCCGCAATCCAACTCTACGCCAGTAGTACCGCTGTTGCTCACCGTAAATACATCACCGTTTTGATAATCTGATAACTCGTAATCAGCATTCGTAATCAAAATACGTTCGCCTACTTCTGCCTTACGTTTCTCCGTCTTATAAATAGGTTGCGCCATACTAAAACATCTCCCCGTAGTTTATTTGCGACTGCGCAGCCGCCCTTTGATCGTCTTCTTCCGACTGCTTAACCGTCTTTTGCTTTACGAGTAATGGCGGAAGGTGCCGGTCTCGCATATACGAAAACATAAAGCCGAAGTTGCAGCCGGGCCATTGAGCCGTCGGTTTCTTAGCCGCAAAGCACGCGTCGATAAAGTCCCGTACGATAGCCGACCCATGTTCGCTGATCATCGTCTTTAGATTTCGCGCTTCCATGCCGCGATTATTGGCGACGTATTTAATGCCGTAGACTTCGAGGTGGCGTTCGTGCAAATAAACGATGAAGTCGCGTGCCGTCCATTTTTCGATGGGTTTAGAAAGGAGCGTCATTTTCATCCGCCTCCAACTCGTTAAGTATTGCGTGATAATCGAATTCTTGTGCCAGGGATTCGTAGAGGGCGATTTTTTCTTGCAACGCCGCAATGTGACCAAGCAAAGCCGGAATATCTTGGCGGACGTGTGCGATGAACTCCGTATCCTCTTTTCGCGCACATCTCGCAACACCGAAGGTTTGGTAACTCCCTTTAAAGTTGTCGATCAGAACGTAATGATCGTATCCCACGCACCATTCTCCTTCCGATGCCGCATCAGCACGCTGCCGGATCGCTTCAACCTCTTCCTCTGTCATTACGCATTCACCCCTTCGATTTTGATGCCAAGCGTTTCGAGCGTTTGCCTGATTCCGTTCGAAACACCAGTCGTGTAACAATCGTCATCACTAAACGGCTTTGATTTTTCGTGTTTGGCGTAATTAGATTCGTAGTATTCTCGTACCTTTTCCTCCGGCGACTTTGCGATTTCGTACCCGTTGATTAGTGCTGCTGCGAGTTCGATTGGGGAAAGATCGTAGATATATCCGCAAGCAATGTCGCCCTTAATGCATAATAAACAACTCTCGCCCTTTAATCGCATTTCTAGTATTTGGACATCCGTGTAGTTCTCGCGTAGAAACTCGATTGCCTCCGCCTGCTCTTTCGTGATTTCCAGCTTCATTTTTACGCCTCCTTCATTCGGTCTATTACGAATCTAACATAATCCTTAACGTGCTCAGGCGAACTGATCGCGAGTAAAGTTTCGGTCGTATTCAGGTCCTCAAATTCTTCCGGCATCATGTTACGTATGTCTGCGAGATGCTTTACGTACATTTCATTCTCCGCAATAAGCGCCGCCATTGCCTGGCGTAATTCTGCAATCTCTTGATCCTTCGTTTCAGCCACGTTTTAACTGCCTCCTAGACGTTTTATTTGTCGGTAGTATTAGCGCCCTCGATCGTCAGTGCCGCCGCTAATTCCGTGCGAAATTCCTGTACCATTTGTGCGATCTCGGCTAAAGACGTCGCATCCGACGTTTTGATCTGCCGGTTCATTACGTCCAAGACGGCGCGATCAACCGTAGCGTGATACGAAACTTCTCGCCAGCGCTCGACGGGCGTTGGGTCGACGTCGGGGTTCTCGGCTAGTCGGCGCGCCCAGCCCGGCGCTTTGGTCGGGTCGGTGAAATATCGCTCGTTGACGATGATGTTGTGGACGTCGGAAGTAAGTCGGTAATCGGGTGATAACGGAATGTTAATCGTCATGATTATCGGACTCCTTTTCGTTTGTTGATTGACGCGATTCGAGAATCTTTCGTGCTTTATCGAGTTCAGCTATTTCGTACTGAGAAGGCGGTAAATTAACCGGGTCAAGTGCGAGTATCTCCTCCGCCTGTTCTTCGGAAATCGTCGATTCGCTTTCGTTTATCAGCCGCACTACCTTATTTTGCAGGTCCGATACTGCTACCTTTTCGAATGCACCGAAGCAAAGTTCAGTATTCGGATGAAGCGTATTGAGCGCTTCGTATATAGTAACGAGTTCATATTTCGTGAACATAACGCACCTCTTTCCGTTAATTATTTTTCTTGAATCGTCCTATTAAGCATAATCTCGACTTGTAGGTCGTATAAATGACGCTTTTGTTCGTCTGTTGCGTATAAGTCTATTTCGGATTTAGTTATAACTACTTCGTTTATTATTTTTTCTTGAATTTTTTCATAAAAAGCTTCATCGCACCCGCATTCCGGACAAACCGATATTTCTGTGTAGAAGCCGTCGTAATCGGATACTTTTTCGGTCGCAGGTTTTTACCCTTATGACACCTATATACACTCTCCTTATAGTTCTTCTCCCCGCAATAAAGTAAAAGAATTATGAACGCGGAACATAAGATAAACGTTATAATGATCAACACCTTTCTTTTTCTTTTAAAACCGTAGCAATTCGTTCGCTTACGCTCACTCTTTGCAAATATCCTTTAT